AACCTTAAGGAAGTTGAGCATTGCAAGATTCTGCTGAATGTAACCAGAGAGGTTAAAGTCCATAGGAGTACTTCTTCCAGGAAGATTACCTGCAAGTTTACCTGTAGCAGCTCCCTTATCTCCTTCTTTGAAAGAATCCTCTACCATCCAGCCCATGCGCTCTGCATAGTACAGAACATCCTCGAACTCCCAACCGTCAGGAGTACGTGCAAGGTCAATGGTTCCAATGACTCCCTTATACTTTGCAAAAGCATCCTGTGTCTTCCACATGAATGCATTGTACAGATACTGATAAGGCTTCATCCTTCCCATCAGAGAAGTAATGTCATCATCATTCACAGAATATGCTGATCCGATGTACGGACACTGTGAGATAGATGGGTTTGACATAGAGTATGCCTTGATAGGGAATGCCTGCATCTTCACATAGATGTCACGTCCTATACGTGTACCTTCCCACCAATCAGTTACCCAGTACCACTTGACCTCTTCACCAAGTGCAGTGTCTACTTTGTAGAACTCAGATACCAGCTTGTACTGTACATCACCGGTAACCTCGTCATAATACTTTAGACGACCTACCTTCTGATAAGACCTCCACACTGCTCGTGTAACAAGTATGGAACCTGTACTGGTATACTCAGGTAGATGGAATGATGTATCACTCATCTCATCTGATGCTACCAGATTACCCTCACTGTTCTCAATAAGATTAATTGCAGGTAGATCCGGCTCTTTCTCTCCAAGAGTAATGAAAGACTTATCATCGTCTGCAGAGTATCCTGCCTTACCCCTCTCCAACATGGATACCTGTGAAGGCTTCAGATGATCATGGAACATGTCAATGATCTTGCCTGGAGAATAGTAAGCATACTCTACAATAATATCACAATCCTCTATGCTGTTACTCTCCGATGTACGGATGGTCTTAATGTTAAGAGGATTACACTTTCGCAGTGACGGTTCTCCGCCTACAATATCAACTGCATATATCTCAAGTCCTGTAAGAAGTGCATCTAAGAATCCGTCATTGAACTTCTTGTCCACCTTTTCCTCATGTTTAATATGCTCAAGAAGGTGTGTGGCTCTACGCTCACGGATATCCTGATACTCATACTTACGCCATTTCTCAAGATCTTTTACTTTCTTTTCAATTGTGGCCTCGTCAATATTAGGATTCTGGATGATCTCTTCCATGAATGTCTTCATGTATCGATCCTTGATCTCTTTTTCCTTTTGGGACACAGCATCCTCATTGATGATCTTGACTCTGAAGTCAGAGACCCTCTTTGCCTCTTCGCCTACTAGAAGGTTTATCTTCGGTGCAGCGATGGGATAGTTGCGTGGTTTGATAGGGAAGGAGTCTGATCCTAATGCAAAGGGATCGCAGAACTCCATCATCTCCTTAGTGTCGAGTCTGTTGTTGTAGAGGTCGATGTTCGCCCTCATCTCACTGTAGTTCGTCTTGAACTCAGTGGCGGAGAATGCATGGTCTATTGCAGCCTGCACACACTTCTTTCTCCAGCTTTCCCCCTTCTGTGTAAGGGATCTCTTTTGAGACGGGAATCCGCTCAATCCATAATCAGATACGGCCATGAGCACAAAATTAGTTACTTTTTATGACGCATATGCATAGGAGTATAGCCAGAGAACAATTGTTTTGGTTCTCTTCTATGGCCGTTTCTTCTCATAGAAGGTCTGTTATCAAAGAAAGATGGGTATGTTCTGGGCCCATCAACCACTTCCATCTTGAACATATCCTCTTTTAATATGAGCACCATACCTAACGCAGATATACGGTCATAGTTACCATAGTTAGGATTGTACATCTCAAGCTCTTTTAACAGAGCTGTGTTCCAAATAGTATGCAGATTCAACCTGTCATGATCCTGACCTTCCTCCTCAGAGTATGCAGTATCAAGTAACCATGACTTGATAAGAGACCTTGCCCAGGCATTGACTGCTTTGGTAGCATTCGTACCCTTTGCAGTATTACCGAAGGTAGAGGTTTTCATGATCTGCATATCCTTTAATATCTTAGGAGTATCTGCCAGCAGGTATAATGCATTACGCTTCTCAAAGTATGAGAACATACCTTTCTTGTTGTTCTCGTAATTGCACTTTGCATTATAGTACTTAGTAAGTCTGTAACATATCTCATAGAACTTCTCTGCAGTTGCCGGTCTACCTGTGTACTCTGCCACTATCCTACCTGTTATCCTATGCATGACTATGCAGGATCCAAGTGATGCAGTAGTAGATACGTCATCATCATAAGGGTCAACCCCTGCTATGTACATGTTTGCCGGCACCTCATCCTCAGGCGGATGCTCAAATATCTCCACACAACCATGCAGTCCAAAGTTATCCCTTACCGGAAACTCCTTGATAGGATAATTATCAGAAGGCTTCAGCTCTATCTGTCCATTACGGTTTACAAGGTCTACATTGAATATCCTGTCCGTCCATAGTGCAGGACGTGTCTCGACCTCTGACCTCTGCACCTTAAGATCCTCAACAGGAAAGATACTACCTTCCCGTCTCATCATAGCCTCCTGTGGAGTAATGGAACGGTCAGCTCTTTCCTGTATCATTGCGTTTGGATCAGTAGTAGCCTTCTTTACTTTTTCCCTTTCTTCAATAATCTCAACAAGAGCGCTAAAAACATCAGAGTTACCATCTTTATCATAATGACCTTCCCTATTAAAATACTCACCACAGTACCATCCTGACAGACTATCTTCAGGCGCATTCTGATCAAATACATTACGTACCGCATAGATACGATAACCCTCAGGTTGAGAGAACAATGTCCTTATACCCTCAAAATCTGCACCTTCGGTACCACCAGTACCAAATGCTATCATTGTACCGAACGTCACATTACCCTGCTCAACAGAAGGCCTTGCAATTGACCATGCCTTAAGCAGATGTGGAAACTTACCGGCCTCCTCAAACAGAATGACCTTACCCCTTTTACCCCTTGCACGTTCTGGCTGGTTCTTAAGTGTCACACCTATGATCTCAGACTTATATCCCTTAACAACCTTTGTCTTAGGATCCTTATACGAGGCACGTCTATGCATTGCAGTATCCTTCTCATCCCTTGCCTTCTTCCATGGAGTATACTCATCTATGAAATCCATGATGTCCCAAGCCTTATCCAAAATAGCGTCACCTTTCAGATATTCACCCTCAGATGCAAGTGCATAACTCTTTGACTGTGGTATATGATAGTAGTTCCTGTCCATGATACCTCCACCCTTATAGGAGAATCCACGTCCCCTTGTCTTAAGAACCCCTGCATGTAATCCACGCTGTTCTGCCTGCTCCAGATAATGAAAGTACAGATAATCACTGTCCCATACATCAGGGAATGTGAACACCCTTTCTGCACGTTTCAGATCAGAGTCCTCATTCTCCTCAAGTATGACAGTCTTCATAATAGGACAGTAGTTCAGATACCAATAGTAGTAACCTGGTATCCACTCACCATCCTCCTTACGCACATACCCCTCCTTACACCGTCTTATCTCCTCAAGCCAGAATCTCATATAATCTGACTTAGGATGTGGGTTAGGCATCAGGTGTGTATAACACCCATGCTGTTGAAAGTGAAGAGCCGCAGGTCTGAAGAAGTCCATATCCTTCAGAATGTGCGGCCTTGTAACATCTACCTTGATCCTACCCTGGTCATTCCTTGGGATCATATCCGCATGGGGTCTGTCCAGGGAGGTCATGTAGGACAGAATAGGTATTTCATCGATCAGGTCATATACCTGTCTATGTATATCTTCTTTCTTTGACATTGAAAATAACATTCAGGCCGTTAGGCCCTGTGACCTTATTATCGGTTACTGTAAAGCTATAGGCATCCTTATTAAGATCATGCATAAGCTTATTATACTCTTCAGATGTAAGAGTAAGGGTCATGTCATCATGTTGCATGTACTTCAAAGATCTGAATGTCAGATCATCTATATCTTCATACTTAAAGGTCTCTTCACTATTGATCGTCATTATCCTTAACTGTTATGAGAAGTGCATTAGGTCCGACAAGATGATAGTCAGCTCCCTTAGGAGCTTTTGATAGAAGATGTGGATAGAATCTAAGCTCACCATTAAGTGTCTTCTTTTCTGCTTTAGTGACCTCAAGTGTCACCTCATCCACGTTATCCACAAAGATCTTCTCAAGAAGTCTTTCTGTCAGGTTATACAACCCTGTATACGTAAAGCTTGTACTATCCAAGATCATCTTCAAACATTCCTTTCTCACGACCTCCTCTAAGACTACCACTCTCCTCTACCTCTTTCTTAACCTCGTCCTCCAGCTTCTTAAGAGCTGCAACAAGTTTAGGAAGTGCTTCAATGGTACCTCTTACCTTAGAGATGTCGTTAATATACTTATCGTTACTATCCCTCTCGTTATAGTCAATACTGTTCAAGAACTCAGACAGATCATCAAGGTTGCTCCATGCGCTTTTTAACAGCTTCATGGATCTTGTTTGCATAAGTTCTACGTAGATCTCCTGCGCTGCATTTACCTTTGCATCAGCTTT